TGTTCATAATGTGGTCACCACGGAACGCACGTGGTGTCTTATCGTACAAGCAGAAGATGAGTGCATCCATTGACGAACTCTTTCCCGATGCGTTTGACGCGAAGATACCGTGAATACCTTGGAGATTCTCAAAATCAATCTCGTTGTTTTCCCCATACGAGAACATATTAGAGAACGTAAACTTCAACGGACGCCAGTGAATATTCCGTGATTGGTCCTCGTGATTGACTTGGGCGTTCAACGTATTGTTAATACCAATAATCTTTTTCATCAAGTCATCATCAACAGTTTCGTGATTCCGTTCAATCCAATCTTGAATCAATGTATTCTGAGTATTGACGTTTGTGACATCCGTAGTAACGTGATTTCCCTTACGGTTGACGTTACTTGCTTGATTGAAACGATTCTTATTGATACTGAGTTCAATGATGTTGTACCGTTTCCGTAATGCCGCCGTGGTCTTCTTGACCAATGACGTATCTGCCGTCCCCGTAAATAAACGAAGGCGGACATTCTTTGGCATATCGGTTGGGAAATTAATCTTTCCGTCTTGGAGTTCTAACGTGTAGTATCCATAGGCGTTCGGAAGTTCGTTAAAAGTATGTGTACAATCCTCCACATTCCATAAACACCATCCGTGATTGTTGACCGTTTCCCCGTGATTCTGCTGAATGAGTGACGAGGAATACACGATGACGGGATTACTTTCTTGAAGAATTTGATACTTGTGGATGTCACCAAGGAGTACGATGTCGTATCCTTCAAACGTAGTTACATCTACGTGACGATTGGTGATGACGTACTTGATATCCGTTTGGGCGCCGTGGACGGGTCCGTGGTAGAGTGCAATCTTCTTTACGTTCTTTCGACAATCTTCCACGGACGGCCATTGTTCACGGTCATCAAGTATAGAGCACACTGCGAAATCTACGTCAGCAACTTGATAGATATCGGAGTGCTTAAGATAATGTAAGTTGGAATGATTGAGATTCTTGATAATCGGCGTAAGACTATCCAACCGATTCATATTGGACAGATTGAGGTCGTGGTTCCCTGCGATGACGAACGTAGGAGCGATATCGGCAAGATTACGAAGAAACTCTGAGGCGAGTTCCACCATCTCTGGACTCATATCAGTCTTTGCGTGTAAGATGTCACCAGCAACAACGATTACTCCGTCAGTTAAATCCGTCTGACGGAGTTGGTCATAAAAGGTATTGAATGCTTCCCGATATTCTTCGTGTCGTTTGAATAGACGAATGTGAATATCTGCAGTATGTACAATTTTTCTTAACTTTGTAAATGGTACGTTAATTTTCATATATTCTGTAACCTTCCACCAATATAGTCTTTAAAAGTACTACGACTTGCATTTTTGATACACTCCCACGTATCTGTGAAACCTAACTCCGAGGGGTCTTTCTTGTCAAGGTTGACCAACTTTACGTCAATGCCATATTGAGAGAGATTCTGTTCGATCTCTCGCGCCTCGGTAATTGCATCGTCATCCAGTGCGACATATACTTCCTTGACTTGGTTCTTAATCATCATCTTCAACAACTTCTTGGGGACAAACTTTCCTAACAACGGGACTGCATTCCGACGAATGGCGATAGCATCAAACACACCTTCACACAACACCAATGGCATCTTCCAATTAATTTGATTCTCGAACACAATCACATTTTTGGAAACAGGGGGATTTTTATATTTTAAATTTGTTTCGTAAAAACTTCTTGCAAGAAAATAATTCAGTTTGTTGTTCGCATCAAATGAAGGAATAATAATACGACCACTATACGGACCATCCATCGTATAACCCATTTGATAACGGATAATATCGTATCCTGCAATTCCTCTGTTCTTTAGATATTTAAGTGCATTTAAATAATGGATATTATGAGAGGATATCCATAATGGTTTATATCCAGGAGGAAGATAGAGGTCAGTATTTGTCTCTTCTTCAATATAATTTTTTATTTGGTCATCAGATAAGAGTGACCGTAGTTCTTTTAGTTGCGATGGAGAAACATCCAACTTTTTAAATAGTGTTATTAAAGAACGTCCTCGTGCTCCACAATGCCAACAATGAAACGCATTCTTTAATACATTGACTGCGAACTTTCTCTTGTGATTATGACAAAAAGGACAGGTGAAATACACTTCACCTTTCCCAAATTCTTTATAATCACCTAATATTTGCGACAAAAGAGAGATTAGATTCATATATGGAATCTAACCCCTCTTCTGCAAATTGTCAAGTTTTCTTATTCAACTGGTTTTTTATTAACTAATTGAAAGAAGTGTTCTGCGGGGATAACCGCGTACACCGGTGTATTGTTTCTCTTAAAGAAAAGAACGGGAGTCGTTCCTTCTTTCGTATTCGCTTCTGCTTGTTCCAGAGACGCCCAGATGTTCATCTTTTCTTGGTTTTTGCACTCTGGAGAGTAAGGAAATAGCTTCCGCGCCGCAGGTGACAATTTAATATCTGTTCCACTATCACCCATCAATGTTGAAACCACATCATCTGGTTCCAATTGTGTGAAGTTTTCCAAAATCATATCTCGTACTGCATTTTGTAACCGTTTACCTTTATTTTTTGCACTACGTGGTTTCATCGTAACCTCTTTATTTTAATTAATCATTAAGATTGATATATAATGCACCTGGTGTATTTCTTACTTCCATTGATGTTAAATAACTTGTGTTTGTGTTATTATACTTGTGTACAACTTTAGTTTTATAAGTCTTAAGTGTACTATCAACTAAAGTTGAATAGTATCCTAATGCTCCTTCGTTAAACATTCCTACGGTTGCATTATCTTCGGTAGCTTGTGTTACCACCTTATCACCAGGCTCACGATTTACTACTTCTTCTTGATAAGTATTTGGTAAAAAATCTACATTTACTTTACCTTCTGATTGTTTGATTGGGGTATCACCTGCTCCAACCCCTCGTAATGGTTTGAATGTCCATTCTTCGTAAATATCTTTCAGTGACATAGGAATCCTCAAGTGTCAAATTTGACAACAAATGTTTGAACGGTATAGTCGGTGCGTTGAATTGGATTTGATATCTTTGCAACCGCCATTAACTCGTTATCTGGATTATATAACCCGATTGTGGTGATATACGGATATAGACTTTGTGATGCCATTAATTCTAATGGAGTTTCGGTAGAACCAGTAAACATAACTTTATTTACCGATGGGTTGTATACTGAATACAAAAAGTCTGTTGGGTTTAGTCTTACGCGAATATTATGTTCGAATAGTTTAACCGACGATGTAAATTGCACTTGTACATTGGTTCCGCTCACGATACATATACCATTTCTTACCAATCCGCCACCAGAAATACTAGAAGTTGGTTTAATAATAGCTATACCCTTATCATAAAAGATACGACCAATCTTAGAACCAGTCCCGGATTCGGATACAATTAAGTTACCATAACCATCATCAATAGATGATGAAGTACCAACTTTTACTGTAAACGTTCCAGGCTTAATTTCTTCACCAAATATATCTTGTGTTACACTTACAACAAATACCGATCCTGTTGGATGGTATGATGAAGATTGTATACCGTATGATGTATACGGAATTGGAGAATAAAACGTTTGAACAATAGAATCGAACAATTCATATGTACTATCTTCAGTACGTAATCCCTGTGATGCCGTATTGAACTTAACTCCTAAAGAAATTTGTGCATCTACAGAATTTGTTGTAGACCCAGACACATACGTGTATATATGCGAAGCGTATGCCCGAAACGGAGTTATCGTGTATTCGTTTGGTGCTAAAGATTTATACGCAGTAACAGGTATGGTCATAAATATCCACCTATTAAGCGGTTTAGTAATCTAATCGAACGCGAACTAATGCTTCCTTATCGGTACTCTTTTGAATTGGTCTACTGAGTTTTGCTACTGCAAGTAATTCATTTGAGTCATTATATAACCCAATGGTGGTTACATAAGTAATTGGTTTTACACGGAATGGTTCAAGTACATTTTGTGGATTTGAACCAGTATAGTATGTTGGGTTATTTGAATAGTTGTATTGGTTATTTCTTAAACGAATGAAGTAGTTGGTAGAAGTAATAGTCTCTGCCGAACGCGCTTGGAAGTCACCAGCACCACCAGCTACTGCCATTGATGCTGAAATTGCACGAACCAACCCTTCGTGGTCATATTGATAAGAAGTAATACCACTACCAGTATATGGTGCATATGGTGATGCCGTAAGTGCTCTGTTACCATTTGCTGGGGCAACCATTCCTATCGCTTGTCTAATTGCATTAGGATGTAAAACAATCACTCCATAATCAGGAAATACTAGTCCATAAACCGTGGTGTCTCCTGTTGCGAATCCATCGTCAATGGTACCAGAACGAATGTTATATACATTATTTGCTACTAGATTTCCAACTACGGAGGTACCAAGTCCACTATCATCGATGAAAGTAGAAGTACGGGTTGTTCCCTTTAATCCCAATTGCCAGTTGCCTGGGTCAATCGCTTGACGAAGGCGTGAACGTTGCATATTAATTACATAAATGTCATCTGATTCTATTTGGTCAAATGTGAACTTTTCAACATCTTTTCCTAACAAAATGTTACGATATTGAACGTAAGTGACTTGGGTTGGTAATGTTGAAGTGTTTAAACTACTGAGACTTGGAGAACCCGAACCTAAACGATGACCATATGCGACAGAGAATTGAACTTCTGCTGAATCACTGGTAGAAGGATTTAAATTGTACAAGTCGTAGTAGAATTCACCAGAGTTTGCGAATTGTACACTTGATGTAAAGATGGTAGCAAGACTTCCTGTGTCTCCCGACCACATCCCCGTAGTAACTTCGGTACCACGAAGTGATGTTATGTCATCATTAAGACTGAGTGCTGTAAAGATATTATATGCCATAAGATGTTCCTAGGAGTTAATTATGCGGAAGCGGTGGTGGACAACGTAAAGTTATAAACTGCTCCAGAAGTTCCACCAAAGATAGAAACTGAGGTTGAACCTGTTTTGTTAAGAGCGGTAATTGTGAATTCAAGTCCGTTTGCGACAATTGAACCACGATTATTTGCTGGCACCACACCTGTTGCTGGAGTTCTGACTTCTACGGTTGCCAAACTACTGTCTGCGAGAAGTAATGTATAACTACTTTCTGCTTCTGATACCGTGGATGTGTATGTGGTGGTTGGACGGATGGTGAAACTCGTTGATCCTGCTGTTGGGTTATAATAAATACTTACCGTACCTGATGCCGGGATGGTTGTACCTTGAATTTGGATTTGTGGGATAACAACACTTCCAAATCTTGTAAGGTCATCACCTGTGATACTGACCAACTTGTATCGCATGATTTGTGTTTCATCAGGAGTTGCTTCTAATACTGGCATGTTTTCGATGATGGCACCATAATAGTTTGAACCAAGTGGATGTGCGGTGTTATAAAGACCGTAATCTACTTCGTCATCTGAAACTGCAAACTTGGTAATTTGGAAATTACCTGTGCCGGTACCTTGCGACAAAAGTTCCCGTCCACGATTAGTTAATATAGCGTCCACAGTAATTGTGGATTTATCTAGGTATCCCATAGTCTAAAATCTCCTGAGTGAAGTACAACAATTATAAGTATAAAGTATTTTAATTTAAGTTCATTATTCTACCCCTAACCGACCACCACCTCCGAATTTAATATTCGTATTTTGACTTGGAATTTGGACGGTACCCGACCCTGCCGGGGCCGGTGCGGTTTGGCTATTGACCACCACGGTGTTCTTAGTAGAAATTGACACACTGAATGGTGATTGTTCATCGAATGTTGTGTTAACGTCACGACATCCGAGGTAATTTCTTCGTTTTAGTGCTGTATTATTATCCCGACTGAACTTATAATGACGGGGTAGATACCCGCGAGGTAATAAATCATCTGGCTCGTAAGCGAAATAACTCATTATCACCGATGAAACTATTTCGTTTGCAGACACATTATCTATTGTATAATAGATTAATGTAGAATCAATACTTTGCATCATCACATATGGGAATACATCCGAAGAACCCGATAATAATCCGTCAAATAATACACCGTGACTACCTGTAGGTAATGTACTAAAACTTCTTGCGGAGTCAAGGGTTTGTGCGGCTGGGTCTGCATAAAGTCGTAAACGAAGTCCGTAGGGACCATCTACTCCATATAATGTAAATAAACCTGCTACGTTAAGAACACCCGAAGATTGTTCTCCTGACGAGTAGCTCTCGGTAGGTATGAAAGTGGTATTTCTTCCATATTCTTCTACTTGTGTAGACCCTGACGCCAATAACGTAATTGGTGAATATAATCTTCTACTTGGTATATCCGTTGTTGTGTCTAGTTTGGTGACATATGGTGTCTTATATAATGTATAAATATCATACGAATATACACCAGTTCGTTTATGGAAATACGTGAAACTTCCAACATCACTAAAATCAGACCGTGGTGGAATATTATAGAATGGTATTAATGTATTATCTTCACTTTCTACACGTGGTACAATCGATCCGGTCAATGGAGGAACGCCAGTAAACGGAACTCGTGGATACCCAGATTGAGTAGTACTAGATGACACAACCGATGTGATTAGTCCTTCAAGAGTTGCGTATGAACTATTGGTGTCCATTATCGAAGAAGTTACAAAATCATTTCCAATTTTTTGTAACACACGATGTGCGATAGGTAATTCAGTTGATTTTGTACTTTCTTTAATATCCACACTACCAGACATACCTATTGTTGCATCTATAGGTAACGTATCACTTAACACATCTGGCATGGTGTTGACATTTTGTGGTTGTACACTAAAGTCGTATGCCCCAACCGTGGTTATACTATCCCATGATGACCCTGACCCCGACGTGTATGCGATAAAGTTTTTTGTCGCACTACCATCAACTTCGATTGAACGAACGGTAGTATCTTTATTACGTGAAAGTACAGATGATTCAATTACGATACCATCAAGTAGCTTAGTTCGGGCAGGTGACATCCCATCTGCCATTTCACTTGGGCCCTGAGTTAAGTCCTTAAAGAAACGGATGTAATCATTCGGCTTAATTGTTTTATTAAAATATTCAGTATAATCCTTTTGAATTGACTGGAGACTTGAATATCCAGAACCAGTGATGTATCGTGGACTACCGATAATATTATTTACATCAACCACACCCATTGAACGGATAATGTTTTGATTAATAAAATCAGTCGGTGCGACTGCAAACGACACCACATTTTGACCACTATTATATTGTTTTTCTTCTACTGCTTTAATACTAGTAAGTCTACTTAATATCTTTGTGTCATTTTCATCGACAAATTGTTGATTGAATACTGGTGGGTCTGCTACTACTACTTTCTTATTGGTGTATATAGTAGACCCTACAATTGGAGTAAATTGTTTAATACTACGAAGTATTCTTGTAAACGATGCTGTAGTGAAGCCAACCGCCGGTAGTGTTGCTACAATTGATACATTTTGATATGGACTTTCGTTAGTTACCGATGAAGTAATTGATGAAAGAGGTTGACTAAAAGGAACGTGAACATATAAACTGGTATATGATGATGTATATGTTGCACCATAGTATGAACCTGGGTCATATGCCTGTGATACGAAATCATCGTTTGATATATCTTCACCCCATACTCTGATTTCATCCACCACACCATCAAAGTTATTACCCAACTTCATTGACCCAGAACCACCAACATACATAAATTGAGCATTGTTCCACAATGAACCACTAAACTTACTTACCGATGCAGATTCTTGGAAGAGAATTTGGTCACCGTCAGTTTGGATAATAGAAATATCATACGATTGACTACGTAACATAATGTTAGTATAGTCATCACTAAAGAGTGGGAAGTAACTACTGGTTGCAATAATTGTACGACCAGACCCACTCACCACATGAATTCTACCATAATCCAACTTTGATGCGGACGGATGTGGAATTAAATCAATTGCCCAATTATCTGTTGTAAGTAACGATGAACTACGACGCGCAATTGGATTGAACGATAGTTGTACCGATGATGCCGTCAATGTCCCTGATACAAACGGTACTGTAACATAGTTGGTCGCTGACCCAGTGAATTGCAATCCATATGTTAATTCATCTGAACGGATATAATTTCCAGAAGATGGATGTGTAGTTTCCTTGATTTGGAGAACTGGTGAGTTAATACCATATGTACTTAACAACGCATCAAATGAGGTACGTGACCCCTTGGTTTTGTTAAAGTACACCATACTGTGAAGGAATCGTTTCCATGTTTCTGCTACATACGAACGCGACCCACTTTCACCAGTAAATTGTGCATTAAATGTTTGGAGATTTTCAAGTGCGTATACGTTTGGAAGTTTTAATCCAAACGATTGTGCAACTTCATACACTTGGTCCATTGATAGTTCTTTTAATGGGTCAATTTTAGTTGAATAAATGTTTGGGAATTGGTCAATATATACCTTAATATTGTCAACCAAATGACCCACCATTTCAAATAGTGTCAAGAAATCAGTAGAATCGGCATCTTCTTGAATATACTTTGGAAGATTTAATATTAAATAATTTGGATTATTTGAATCATATCGTTGTGCAATAGCGGTTTGAGCACCTAACCAATTTATAGCAGTCGTACTATATGGACTATATGGTGTTCCGTCTACTTGTTTTGGCCATGAACCCGTAGCATTATATTCTACTTCTCCTGTTACGTAGAATGCACTTGCTGAGTATGGGAGAGAACTTGTTGCATAATATAAGAATTGTTCGTAAGGGTCAAAGTTACGAATAATATTTTCTCTTTCTTGTAATTTGAAAATATTTGATATCGTACTACTTGATACACTTGCAGAATCATACTTACTTGCCGATGTAAGTTCATCAATCTTTATAAGTTTTTCATTAAACGCGTCTAATCGTTTGTATGCGGAACCAAAGTGTACGAAATTATTATAATCAGTAAAGTCAATATTAAGTTCTGATGACTTGAAGTCCCCAGTGAACCAACGACGGAACACATCATCTTCAATAGAAATAGTTGTACTATTTACTCTAGTCCCTTCCGACCCAGTTGCTAATCCTAAACTGGTTAGGGTAGTGTTTGATGAAAACATCTTTCCATCTATATAATTTCTAGAGTCGATATTATACGGACGTAGATATGGAGTTGTATCTTTTAATGGTCCAAACTCAAAATTGATGATATCAACAACAGATTCCGCAAGTTCTCTACTGATAAATGTAGGGGTGTCTACTGTTGCTGTTGTGTCAAGCGGACTGGTAAGTTTTAATTGTAGTGACCCCGTATCTCTTGGTGCAAGTCTCCATGCTTCTGCAACATATTGTCTATCATTACCAAAGTTAAGTAATGTTTTGTATTCTCTATTTTCGTCAAAGAAAGTTAATACTTTCTCACGAACAACTTGACGGGCTGTTGCGGTTAGAGCACTAAATAACTGTACGTTTGCCGTCGCTAGTGTAATTGTAAGTGGAATATTAATAAGTGCTTCTTCCACATCAGGCGAACGAGATAATGATTGATTTTGTAAATTTAAAATTTCATCAATTAATTCAATATATGAATTGATGTAAATTAAAGCAGCAGCATACACACGTTCCTTTTTATCAGAACTACCCGGCAATTCTTTAAGAAGTCCGTTTCCTTCAGAAAATGGAAAATGTCTTTTTAATGCATCTTTATTAACCCAATCTGGTCTTTGAGTTCCATTCCCACCAGGACCAGGATGTTCATCCGACGTAATACCTGTCCCGTCTGGAACAGATATACAGAATAATGCGTCTGCTAATGATTCTCGTACAAGTAATTCAATTGCTTCTTCTGTAGAGACTTGATTACGTTTAAATTGTATGTCTGATTCTTTTCTAGAATCGTATAATCTTTCAATAGAACGTCGATTACTATTTCCTTGGATAGCCTGAGAAGTAATATTTGGAAAATCTTTACGTGTCATTTTCCACGGAGCGGCATTATCTTCTCTACCTTGTTGTCTACGGGCCGCGGCGGTGTTCACAATAGCTAATACGCCACTTATTATTCCTGCTGCAGGAAACAGTCTTGTGAGATTTGATAATACACTTAACCCGCCAGAAAGTCCCCCAAACAAAAATCCTAAACCAGTAGCTTCTATAGCACCTCCAACAACCAAACTTGCTGCGGCGGTAGCTCCAATTTGAGTTGCGTTTACTAAAGTATTATTTTCTCCGCCAACAGATGTCGTTTTTAATTTAACTTCTAAATCTTTTAAATATGTTCCAACTTTTGTAGGATTTATCGCACCATCACTAAAAAATTTTGGGTCAATTAAACTGTCAAATATGATTTGAAGTTTACGTTTTTTATCTCGTAAATCAGCAGCACTAAAATATACTTCGTATGCCAATTGACGTAGTTCATTACGCTCGTCATCACTTAATTCTGTAGGTATACCTAATCCCCATAGGTTTCCCTTTGCATTATTAGTAATTGCTTTCCATTTTGCATTTTGCGTATTGACAAATATTCTATGACTCATTAGAATTTCTCTTAATTTTGAGTGTCAACTTCCCTTAGGCCTGGGCCAGGAGTTGTCGGGGGCGGTGGACTAGATACTGTGTCTCTAACAATAAACGTTATACTAGTTTCCCGTTCTGGACCTGCGGTAATCATAACCGTTGTTTCTCCTGGAGATATACCTCTAATAATTCGTGGAGTATATGGATTATAGTCTACTTGAGTATTTTGTGGTTCTTCTACTTGTACAACACTCATATTATTTGACTTCCAAACAACATTTGTATTTTTTTCTAGATTACCCTCGTTATCATACACAGTAATATCTACCTGTACTCTTTCTCCTGGGTCTATTGTATATGTAGTTTGTGGAACTGTTATAGTATTTTTTGGAGTTTGTTGTGATGACGTTGTTGGTGGTATTATAGGAAAACTACCAGACTTAATGTCTAAACTTATATTAGGACGTAGTGGTTGTGGAGCACGTTCATTTTCAATTTCTGGTGGTAGGTCTATTTTTACCAACACTACTTTACTACTTGTAGGTTCTAAGACTACATTTCCTTCTGGAAACTTTAGACTTTTTCCAGTGGTCACATCTACAACTTGCATCCACGGTACTGTCGTGGTGATATTCACCGTGATTGGTATTACTTCATCCGAATTATTCATAGTCAATGGTATATCACTGACGGTTGACGTATTAAAGTTATAATTTCTAATATATTCTATACTACTTGTTGCAAGAATATATGAAAATTTTTCACGAATATTATAAGTACTCATATTAAATCAAACCGATAATTTTGTGGATTTTGTGCTTCATCATCTAATGCCGCATCATATGCTATATCAATTGCATCAACTACATATTGTGATAATTCTGTTTCAGTAAAACTAGTACTACCCGATAAAAATATCATATCTGCTACGGTTTTTAATGCTATAGGATATGCATCATCCAGTACGTTTTGTGTAATAGTATTAATACCAACACGACTACCATCGTCATCATCAAAGTTATATTGAAGTAATTTTTCACCGGAACCACTTGCAAAGTTTTGATATAATGATGAACTATCAATTTTTACTGGACTTGTTGGTAGCAACAAATCGTCTGCGCCTTCTTGATTAAAAATTTGTATTAATATTGGTTTGATGAATTCTGCTGGAATTTTTGGTATTGCAAATTGTTCTAATGTGTTTTGTTGGGTTACATCTGTTAACTTTAATTCTACTTCGGTACGTGAGGTTGAAATTCTGTTGATCTTAAGTATTCTATTATCGTATGAACCAAGTTCATCGGCAAAGAAATTTAACGTGACCGAATACCGTCCAGAAGGTAATCCTAAATTTGGAATTACTTTAGCAAAATCAATATATAAAAATCTACGTTGTGTATCATCGTCGTACTTTAAACTTTCTGTATAAAGTGACCCACTAACATTCTTAATAAAATCTGAGAAAATTAATGAATTGTCGGCCAGACTATAAAGATTTACTTCTACGGTATTTTGTAATAGTGCTTCGGAAAAATCCGCAGGTACTTCCATATCAAGCAAGTCATCTTGCTTGTTTGCAATAACACGAGACACGGTGTATCTCGTATACAAACTAGATAATTCTGTAATATCCGTTTTAAAATTTTGTGTGTTTGGCATCAGTCTAACTCTTCAAAATTTTTGTTAATCCTAGTTAACCACACATTATAGTTTAATTTTTCTTTATATATAGGAGTATAATATGAACTACTTACAAGTAAATTTACTTCTGGTATTGTAATTGTTTGCGATGTTACCGAATAATTAGTTTGAATTTGTCCATAGTGTCCTGATGCGGAAACATCGAATAATGACAATGATATGTCTATCTGATCTTTTCGTGATATGCTTTCACTGTCTGGATTTGGTATATCTAACAAATAGTTTGCCATAACTATTCAACTTTAAATAGAGTGTCTGTATCGATTATTCTAGAATAACTACCATTTACAACTTTTAATTTTAACGTATAGAATCTGCCAGAATACAACGGCGATGTATCAAGAATTACATATGACCCTGTTGTATCCGTGTTGACTTTACTATAGTCGTCAAACGGTATTATTACTGTATTACTTTGTGCATCCACAATTGAGAAATATGAAGAGGTGGGTAAGTAGTATTTATTCTTGTATCGTAATACAGAATCAAATGATTTAAGTGGATATTGATCACGAACCACAAAGTTTACTTTATCTATATCACCCTTTGCATATGTTTCTCGTAAATTAGATGCGACTATTTTTACATTTAATGTTGGAATTGGAAGTAGACTTCCTGTAATGGCCGACTGTGCGTCCCATGCAATTTCCAATGTTGGTTGATGAATTGTATGAGTTTGTGTTGAAAAAACTTTAACATTTCCTTTATTAGTATAATCTTGTTCATCAACAACAGGAAATTGTAATGCCAACCCGTAGAAAGTATTTTGTAATGATTGACTTACTATTGGTCGTAAAATGTTTGTTACATCAACTCGAATATCTTGTAAGGGATATGAAGATAATCTAATACTTTGACTAGTAGAACTTGTTAGAAAATCACCGCCCGCGTTACTCCACGATACAGTGGAAGTACAACGTACCCATGAAGCACCGTCTTCTATATTTTCTACATCTTGATAAAAATATCCACTACCCTCATCCCATGACCGAGATACTTGATAGATAAGAATTTCTTGATTTCTCTTAACATTATCTGCATTCGCTAATTTTAAATTTAAAAAATAACTAGCAGTCGCTGGTACACTTGCGGTTGTTGGTAATTCAAAGTATAGTACACTACGGGCTGACCCAGTTGCATAGTCCGTAGAACTGGTTGGCGCGGATGTTTTTATGACCTTACCAATTTCAAGTATTTCTCCTACTCCAGCATTTAAATTAGGAAATGCTTGATATAGTGTAGCGTCTTTAGATGCGGTTAATATAGTTCTCATTGGGTAGCGTTTCCTATAATATCTGTTGTTGGGTACTTCAACTCAAAGATACTTGGGTCAAGACTTGGATATATAACCCCGTTAATTGTTGCTTCATCAATATCATATCTATAGTTTTGGTATCCTGTACCATCTTTGTATTGATATTTGTTGAAAACACTAACACTTTTTACATTTTGTACACCTTCTACCAAACCAATATTATACATTAAATCTGCTAAAATAATTGGTTGATTGATATTCCACTTACTAGTATTAAAGAAGTCTTGTACTGAACCGATACTTCTTGCAAGTACGTCATTAACGTTATAATTTCTCAACACTGAAATGTCAAATTGAACCCCAATATTAATAATAAAGGCGTCAAGGATATTAACATCATCGGTCAACATTCTAAATTGTTCGAGATATCTTGCGAGATTTTCTTTAACTACGGTGTTAAGTGTTGTTAACTTTCCGTTAGTATCATATCCTAATGTGTACAAATTAATTACATTTGGACGAACAGGATTATCTACATATACACGGTCACTTTGCGTAGATAATATTCTGTTAATTTGTTCATCACGAACGGCATATGCTTTAGCAATACGGCCAAATCTAGACGGTAGTGCGTATGATCGTACTGCATAATCCTCTACAGTAACAGTACGATTTTGTGCATTAAAAAATGCTAATGCATTTTCTCGAATTTCATCAAGTGATTCTCCATTACCACCACCCGTAGCCGGAAGGTCATTATTAATCGAAATACTTTGCACCGCTGCATTAAATGCATTTAGTTCCGGCGTGGTGTATCCAGTGGTATCATTTTGTGTTATCAGTTGACCTACGATATTAATAGTATTGGATGGAGTGTTACTTTCTACACCACCACCAACCAAATAACGTACTGTTAGGGTAGTGTTAGACGGAGATGTTCCGTATGTATTACTATTTAAAAAATTAACATTATTAATCGCGACATTACCTAATGTGGTTTCTATGGTAGAACCATATTGCGATGTTGCAACTTGTCTAGAATCTAATGTAGTATTAACTTCTGCATCATTGTTTGTTCCAGATCCAAATATAAGTTCCATTCTTGAATTTCTGTTAATTCTCGTAACAAATCTACGTGGAACTTTACGAAGTCTTAATTTTGATGATGGTAATATTCCTGTTTCATTGTTGGTAGTGACTTCTACATCATCCATAATAACTTCTTGGGCTAAATAATCCACTTCGTACCATGTATTCCCGTTAGAATCAACCACACTTTCTATACCAATTACATTATCATCTGTAATTGTTACCGACGTAAATCGTTGTGCAGCTCCAAATGAAAATGTTGTCAATTTTTCTGCAGCTGCTACTAATTTTGCAGGTTTACTTACGATAAATGTAGAAGGATTTCCACTATCAAAAGTATTAACAATATAATCTTCAGCTGTAATATCTGAAAAATCTATGTCTTCAACTAGTCTGAATACGTTCGTGTTTTGGCCTGATGTGAGAAACGTACTTCCCCTACCAATTTTAATTAAAAACTTAGTGTCGGGTACGTATTCGCCATTAACTATTTTTGCTGGGGCAAGTTGGTATAACGTTGCCGTTGTTGTCGCGGGAGAAGTTAATTTGGGTTTGTATCCCAAAAATTGTGCTATGCTAGTAACATTTTCTTGTTGTTCTGCATATGCTAACAAATTTTCTTTAAATGCATTATCGATATAAAATGAAAGAACATCTCCTACGTATGATGCCATTTCTATAAACATCATACCTGGAGATGTTTCGTTAAAGTCGGAGTATGCGTTTGGGTAATATGCCTTAGCAAAATCTATAAGATTTTGTCTAAAGTCAGTAAATGTCTTTGCAACATAATTGATTTGCTTAACATTTGGTCTGGGTTGTATAGTTACTGATTGATTACTAGCCATTTGCTACTCCCATTTGAATTCTTCTGATACGACGAGCATTTTCAACTTCTCTAGCATACGCACTTATATCTTCTTGAGTTGTTGGTTCTGTTCTAAATGAAACTACGTTTGCACCTAGTGCATTAGTCAATACATTTACTTGGTCCTGCACATTAGGATTTTGTCTAAATCTATAAGTACATTTTATATTGATAATATTTTCATTATCTGTTTGGGTAATTTGAAAATCTGTCAGTTCGATAAATGGTATCCAACGGTCTACCGCTTCCGCGACCGCTAACCTAGCATTTTCTAATGTTTCTTCGGTTAATGGCTCAAATAATATTTTCCATAAGTCACATCCCAAATCAGGTTGCCCAACACGTTCACCTTTCTTTGTAAGAATTAAATTCTTAAAGTTAGAACGAACTTGTTGAATTACTGTGGTAGATTGGTCAAACATTCCTGTTGCACCCAACCGTACTGGTAATGTAATTCCAATAAACTTCTGAGCCATTTATTTCTCCGATTAGACCAACTTCATTGCTTTCATCAATGCAGAATAATCTTTATTGATAGCTTGGAATGCTGGATTGTTGGGGTCTATCCCTTCTGGTGGAGCTGGCATTACTGGTCCTACATTCTTTGATGTTGCTGTAATAGTGTCACCCAAACGTTCCAATCCCATCATTTGAGCAAGTTGGTTACGAGAAAGTTTTGGTTTTGCCGTAGCTACTTCATTCACTTTCTTTGGTTGACTTTGTTTAATTTCTGCAACAGCTTCACCAAGGATTTCTGGAAGAATCTTCTTGACCGCCTTTTCTACCGACTCTTCAATTTGTTCCTTGACCAATTCTTTGACATATGCTCGAAATAATGCTTTGTCCATAATATTATCCTCTATTGGTTATTAAACCTACCTAATATATTACTTGGTATTACTGTGCTTTGCTCATTTTTAATTGATTGACGATACGTAAACGGATTTTCCTGTCGTTTAAGTTCTTCATTTAATGCTTTAACCGATGCCTGCTGGCGTTGACGTTTAATTCTATCAATTTTTGTATTTATAAAATTTTTTATCTGACCGTATGATGGTATTCTCGGTCTAGGAACTATAGTTGTAGGTATAGACGGTAACGTTGGTAAAGCAGGTAAACCATTCAAATATGTTGTTGTTGCATTAAGAGTTCTTGCTCTAACTTGGTCTAAACTTCCAGTTGTAAATAATCTATCTGGTAATATTGTGTTTAATATAGGAAATTCTGGTATCTGTGGTGCATTTACTGTTGGTATCTGTCCCGTAAAAGATTGAAATGATGCTGATATGTCACTAGCGTTTACTGGTAATAAATTTTTTGGTACTCCACCGACAATATTAGGTAAACCTATTGATGAAGTTGGTATTTCTCCCAGTTCCTCTCTAAGTGGATTATTTATCGGTAACAAATTACTCGGTATCGACATAATTATTTGTTATCTTTAGAGGTGAAATTAGTAGTACTATTGAATATAGCCGACTGTACTGTTCCTAATGGAGTCAATTGTGCTCGTAACTTTATTATTTCTTCAACAAATGGTGTAGGATTCAATGTTGCGATAGACCTAGGAATTTGAACAATGAATGCATCCATCAAGCTTTGTAACCAAGTTGCTAACTCACCACCCAAAACCATAGGTTGTGTTGTATCATTTGATGACGCACCTATAAATATCTTTTTACCCGATATTACGTAGTTTCCAGACGTTCCATGGGAAATATCGTTTGGACTATTAATAGAAATAGTCCGTCCCGTAAGTACTATATCTTTTGGAGTGGTTAACCGAATATCTTCATCGGCTGTTATTTCAACCATCTTTGACGAATCAATAGTAATAGATTCCACCGCACTTAAATTTATTTCCTTTTTTGCAAACAAAGATATTTCATTTTGTTTACTATTAACTATTACTCTATCAGAGTTTATAAAAATTTGAGCTCCGGTGTATTTGGTGGAATCAGAAGAGTCCGCCGACCGTAAATGTGATTTACTATCTATAGTAGCCGGTTCTAATGTTATTTTCTCGTCTGTTACCATCCAGATACAACTTTTATCTTTATTTATATCTTCATACACCAATGAATATGGTGAAGGGTTTTTAGTGGATACAAATTTGTTACCATCTTGTCCAACTGTTAGTAACAAATTTGGTTCTGGGGTAGAGGTGACTGGATTACTGAATAAACTAGACCCGAATCGGATTATATTACCGAATCTACCTTGTATTATTGTGTCACCTTCATTCGGTCGAACCATTTTAGCCGTTGGGTTTTCTGCAAATTCATCACCTAACGTTTCGGATTGTCTATTTCCCCAAGGACGATACGATGGGCCTCCTTGTGCAGATATAGTTATATCTTCTGACTTATTTGTTTCGTTTTGAGGAGGTGAAAACTTTCCACGTAATCCAGGCCATGAACTTTCTGTAATTTTATTAGTTGAGTTGATTCTTCGTGTATAAAACATTCTTCCCAACGAATAAAAAATAAGTACTAACTCATTTTTTAATGGATATTCACGAACTGTTGTGTCTAATGGCATTACCCAGTTTAATAACTCACTAGGTACCCCTCTATCTTCAGGAATTAATCGTATTCTGACCATTCCTATATTTGTACCATATTCTTTAGAATATTCTGGGTGTGATTCATTTAAGATGATATCTTCTACCAACCCATCTTTATAAGGAGAAGTCTGTGATATGGCAAATCGTGGATATGCTGATGCACCAAGTTGATTAATATCAAGATTATATGACTTTGGACCATAACCACTCATTTAGAACTCTCCGCAAAAACATCATCCAAGTCCTTTATATCTTCTTGAAGGTCTTGGATTTCGGCTTTTATATCACCTAATAATGCTTCTTTTTCTGAGTCTGACAGTAACCCATCTAGTGTGGTTTGGGACTTACTCCCTACCGACACAATACGTTGTGCAATCTGAGCAACTCGGACCAAGTGTTCATCATTTTTGACGTTCACTTCTAAGAATCCCTGCACAATAGGTCCAATCACCGCAGCATCTTCTGGTGTGCGAATGAGTTGGACCATTTTCATAATAAACGAGTTGATTTGAGCCCGTTTACTATCCGTATTTTTGTGTATTTCTGAGAAAATGTCTGCTAAACTTTTCCCATCGTATAATTCGGAATTAATATCCATAAAAACCCCCTAAAATCCTATAATATAAATAGATAGGATTTATTTTTTATACGAGAAATATGTGGTGGGGTCGGAAAGATGTCCGTAACGACGGAATTCTCCAAGCATCTTCAAAATTTGGGGTCGCATCTTGTTAATGACCTTGGTAATGTGAGCAGTCTTATAATTGGTCATTTCCCGTACCATTAGGTAGAGGGCTTTCTTGTTAAAATTATCAATATTGTCGATACGTTCTATAAGTTTGACTATCGCGGCCGCAATCTCTCTGTCTCTCTTTTTCTTAAAGAACCTATCTAAGTTAAACTCCCAGTATTCTACCAGTAACTTTAGGAATTCCTTCATATCAACTGTACCATCTTTTGTTTCTGGTTCTACAATCAACATTTCTTCTAACGTAAAAGAATCTTCAGTTTGGTCTGAGAAATATAGTACCCGCTTTTCTTCCTTATATGAATTATTGTTGTGTAATATAAGATAATTCTTTGCGATTACACTAAAATATGAGAATGCTTTCCCCTTATCTTCCGTAAATTTATGAAGATTGATAACCAGAAAGGAGACTACCTGCGCCTTAATCTCGTCGAAGGTACCCTCCATATATGGAAATTTGAACCGATTGATAACGTTTTCTGCTAGCTTATCAAGCGGTCCTTGAATTTTACTTCTAAATATTTGTTCTCTTTCGTCTAAATCGTTAGACTTGTTGTACGCGATTATTGCCTTTTCAGTTTCTTCTGTGAAATATACCTTATCGCTCTTCTTCCTCGTCGAAGTTGTTGTCACCATTACGAATCTCCGTAACGAATGAGTAGAGTAAATCTACACATTCTACCAATTGTTTAAAAACAGATCCTACTTCGTCGTCCTCTTCAAATATCTGACGACTATCAAGAACGCGCATGAGTCTTACGGTAGCGTTTGTTCTACCGTAAAACTCATTAATTACGTCCTCTAATTCTTCGTTTTTTCTTAGCAAATTATATGTGGTAAAACCTAAGATTCCCACAAGACTTGTTAAGATTACGATTAACAAAATTAACATTAAAAATTTTCCCGTAATTTGTACTTATTAAATTCTTCCAAATAGTCACGGATTGATGTACCGTTTGCGTCCGTGCGACCATTCATGTCACCATCTGCAAAATACTTTCTTACGTTACCTGCCCCAGCTAAATGAGCTGCCGCAAGAACACCAGACCGAGTAATAAGAATTCCCTTGAACTTCCGACCTTCATATCGTTCAATAAGTTGGTCAAGTAATCTATTATTACTCCTCATGTATGTAACCATTACACTATCCTGGAGTTCATCGTTCAATAAAAATTGAGAGCGTGTTACTCTATATCCAAGTACTCTAATAGTATTAGGGTCAAACTGATATTTACCCATCATACCGAACTTATTCACAACGTGTTGTGTATTGTCACTTTCCCGATGTGCCATATGATTGAGGAACTTTTCAAGTTCCGTAGGTTCTGACCGAACGACACCATTTGGGATATATACTTTCTTTTGTGTACCTACAACAAGAACCATTAATGCAATAATTAAACTAGCAAGATATCTCATTGTTCCTCCGTTTAGAGTAAGTGGGGACGAGCCTCAGCCATACCAGCACCCGTGACCACCACATATTCTGGAAAGAATTCCCCAAGATTCCGTGCTCCAGCGTAAGACAGAGCAGAACGTAATCCATCAGTCAATCCTTCCACGATAAATTTCACACCACCCTTAAAAGGAATTACTGTAGACTCACCTTCAACATTTCGCTTTGCTTGGTTATGGACACTCTTCGTTTCCAATGACGCAGCTCCACGATACCGCTTGTATAATCCGTTCGACTTCTCAATAATTGCACCAGGCGCTTCCTTGGTTCCTGCTAACAGCGACCCAAGAATGACAGAATCAGCTCCGACTGCAAGTGCCTTTGCAATATCACCACTTGACCGAACACCACCACACGCGAGAATCGGAACCGTGACTTCACGTGCACAATCTTGTAGTGAAGTTACGTTCGGAACCCCGAATCCGGTCTTGATACGAGTGGTGCAAAGTGACCCACCACCGATGCCGACGCGAATAGCGTCCGCTCCCCACGATTGTAAATCAAGTGCACCTTTTGCCGTAGCAACATTTCCTGCCACAATATCAATATAGGACGGAAGTTCTTTCTTTAGTCTGTGAAGTGCGTCCCGTACAAACGTATGATGTCCATGTGCGACATCAATCAAGATAATGTTGGCACCTTTGGTGACCAACTCAAACGCCCGTTCAAAGTAATCACCATTTGCACCGATAGCTGCCATTACGTGATGTGTTGCACCATCAAATCCTCTGGTGTACGTCTTGACCTTTTCTACTTCTTTTCCTTGCTGGTCAATCGTCATAAACCGATGAATACAACCGATTCCACCAAGCTCAGCTAAAGCAATTGCCATCTCACTATCACAGACAGTATCCATCGGTGACGCGACAAACGGAAGTCTAATACTATAATTAGTAGTCAACTTCGTAGTAAGGTCGATATTTTGACGAGAATCAATATCCGAATGTGCGGGAATCAGTTGAATGTCGTCGTAGGTGTATGCTTGTTTAGCGTGTAATTGTGTCATAGTAGTCATTTTGTTTACGTTGACGGTCAATATCCTTGATATGATACAGACACCATTCTTCTTCCTCTGGAAGTGGAGCAGTGGTCTTGTATCCAGTAATACGTTCGTGTACTTTCCCTTCCCATTTGATTTCTGGAATGTTCTTATACAATCTGGTTTGATAGTCTGGGAACATTACCCAACCCTTTTCATTAATTCGCCATCCCCATCCACGAATATCTTGTTCGGTAAGTCCATTGACAATGTTGACGCGTGGAATCATATACAGGTCAATATCATTGTTGTCAATAATATCGTGAAGATATGTCAAAAGATTTTGATTAAACTTTTCGTCGGCATCAACTTGAAAAATATACTTGCCGTTACACTTACTATTCAGAAAATTCTTGTGGGCACCGAAATCGTGATTCAGTTCGTGACTATACAGTTGAATAATATTTTTATCTGCATAATCATACAATAGATTTAACGTAAACGGGTCGGTGGAATTATCATCAACCACAATAATTTCATCGCCAGTCTGTTCACAATGCGGAACAAGTTGGTCGAACAAATCACGAATATATTCACCTTCGTTGTGTGTCGTAATTGCGAATGAAATGAGTGGTGTCATGTTAACTTTCTGTAGAGGTACTTAATGAATTCTTGAACAAGGACATACAATACGAATCCCAAATAAATCACACTTATAATAGACAAAATTATAAGGGATACAATAAAATATACAATTCCGTTAAAAATGTCAAGTAGTAAACTCATGGGAGCTCCCGATATTTGAAAAGTGCTAGTTCTTTAGCTTTTGCTTCGAGGTCAACATCCAACGTGAGTCCAAAATCGTCAATACGAGAAAACACATAATCAGCGTGAGCACGAGGATTCCCCGTAACGTTCTCATTAACATTTTTACTCTCACTGTAGTGGAAAAGTGGGGTGATACCTTCCGGCCATGTACCTGCGGCAAGTTCTGCTGCTTCTTGGGTAGTCAATCCATCGGGGTGAAACTGGTGATGGAAATAGTCAAAGGTAAGTGGAATACCCAACTCTGAATGGAGGTGGGTGAACAACTGGATAATGGAGAATGCCGATTCCTTGTCATCGTTCTCGACTACCATACGTGCTTGAAGATTTGGTGACAACCGCCGATAGTTGTCAATCCAACGTTGAGCTGTTTCTTCAGAGAAGTTCATACCAACGTGGATATTAATAGCATTGTATGGACTTGCCTCCAGACCCATATAGTCAAATATCATTGAGTGTAGCTCTAAATCCTTGATAGAATTGAGTACTACTTTTTCTTTATCAGACCCTAACTTCACAAAATGGTCTGGATGTGCGGTGATACGCTGACCCGTAGCTTTGGCGAAGTTACCGCACATCTTAAGCGTACTAACAATCTCAAAATAGTCTGGAAGGTGGGTTTCTTTATATTCGGTACCCCACGGGAAAATACCAGACCCCATACGGAACACTTTGACACCGTTATCTGCGTTCCACATCAGTATTTCAAGGAGGTCTTTGGCATTCGCAAGAGCAAGTTCAGATGCGTATTTTAACCCCTTAGCTTCAAAGGTTGCTTTACGCATTGCACGACCCGTAGTGATACCACGTTTGTTGAGCGTATTATTGATACAGCAGTAACCAACGTTGATAGGCACAAAAACCCCCAATTAAGTAGTATACTAAATATACACCTAATTGGGGATTTTGTCAAGGGGTCTATTAAAAGATATTAATATCTTTATATTTAGCCATAGTTTTCTTTTTCCAGAAGTTTTCTAATACCTCTTCTGTTTCTTCCTTTGTCATATATTGAGGATATGGGTCATTTGGGTCTAATTCTGCTTGTTTGTTTTCAGGTCTTTCATCGTACACCGCAAATGTCTTTATTTCTTCTTTTGGTTGTTCTCGTTTGACCAAAAAGTTGTACGCTAATACTAAACAGATAGAAAGGGGGTCAAATACCAATACAATAATTAATATAAACCATTTAACCACTGTGTCCAATTCAACACCGATAGCTTTTGAAATATACACAAACGTTCCAATATCTGAGTTGGTGTTTATTTCAACTTCCTTGGTTAAACTACGTGCTTTCAAACTATCCCGTTGAGCAGATGATTGATTGATTTCTTTTTGCAGTTGTGTTGCAGTTCTATTCAATTCTGCTAAACTACTTTGTGCTGACCGAATTGTGGTATTAGACCCTGTGGTACTTTTACTGATAAGGTTGTCAATACGATTTTCTTGTTGACCACGAAGTGCGATAATTTGGTCTAATCGTGCGGTCTTACGTTTGATTTCTTCATCAAGAGTTGTAGCTTGTGAATTATAGATTTGAATATCTGCATTCATCTTTAGTGGTTCTGCTGCGACTTTCGCATATGCGGATGATAGATAACCATAAATACCTGCTGAAGTAATCAATATCAACACGACACTTGCAACCGACATATAACTTTTTAATGCTTTTGGAATCTCTGACCAGTAACGATATAGGAACGAAATTCCAACCAACTTACCCAATTCCAAAGCACTTGCCATAACCATAGCAGAAACCGCTGCTCCTGCGAACAAGGTACCGATACCCGTCACAGAGAACAATGCGGCACATCCTGCGATTGCTAATGCAGATAATGAAACCAGTGTTTTGAAATTAAAAATTTTACTCATATATTCTCCAAAGAAAAACGAACCGAACCAGTAAGAACCAGTCCGGCTCGTTATATTTCTAGTCTATCTCCTAAATTAAGGTTGGATACCAGACATAACCGATAAGGATCACCTCCTCGCTAGTCGGTTATGTGGTTTATACAGCAACTACACTTACATTCTACGCAACAGCACATACAAACCTCCTGTTGGTTAAAGTGTGAATTACTTAATTGTAACCTTTTTACTTGCTGGTTCCTTTGTCAATTTTTGGATTGTAACCGTGAGTAACCCATTATCAAATTGTGCGTCTACTGCTGAGGCATCCAATTGGTCACCGAGCTTAAATGAACGACTGAACGAACTACGCTTCAGTTCACGAAGTAGATAAACGGATTTATCAGTTTGCTCGTTCAATTGCGATGCGCCACCCGAAATGGTCAAGACACCTTCCTTAACCTCAATATCAATTTCATCCTTCTTGTAACCGGCGAGTTCTGCTTCAATCGTCACAGACTCGTCTTGCGAAATTACATTGACCTTTGGATATGCTGCCTTTCCAAACGGTTCTGCACCCCAATGTTGAAAGAGTTCGGGGAAATCTCGTCGAGTGATTTCATCAAACATCTTATCAAAGGTGCTGATGAAATTTTCTCTGTTGTTCAAAACCGTTGACCCGAATGGGCGAAATACTAAATGAGTCATAAAATGACCTCCTATATTATGTGACCTCAGTATTGAGCGTCACGGTTGAATGACCTCACGTTGTGTGCTGGTCTTATATAAATATAACCGTCCAAGTGTTTTTGAACGGTTATATTATACAATATTAAAATCTTGTAAAGTCGTTTTCTACTTGACTTGATAGATAGTCTGCTACGTGAATAATACGTGGGAGACTATTTTCTAACGGATAGGGTGTAAACGTTTTAAGGTACGCCTTCGTACTTTCATCATACAACCCATCAGACAACTTGATACTTAACCATTCTGTGTCTGTTAACTTGATTCCGTACTTTTGTAACGTCATTAATGCGCGGTCAGGAACCTGCATATACGGCAAATTAGGATTATGTTTATATAGTTCTCCCCTCTTACGATGCCAATCAGAGTCTTGGTCCAAGTAGTATGGGGCGGAACCTGGATTACCCAACTTACCTAAATCATGGTGAAGTGCAGAAAATACAGCCTCTTCTTTTGTGAAGTTGATAGTACCACCCATCTTTTTATATAACGAAGAAATATGAAGAGTAGTATCTACAACACGAAGTACGTGGTCAATATAACCGCCTGGAAATGTATTATGGTAGTGCGCCTTTCCCGAAGCCGGGGCTGTCAGTAATTCGTTACCATAATCTTCATACATAGCAACAAGTTGGTCAGCACGAGAGTCTGCCTTCACATACTCCATAAACTTGTTGTAATTCTCTTCAATTTTTTGTTCGTCTAACATAACCATTTATCCTCGTTTAGTGATGTAATCGTTTTTGTTGTCTGGTCCACAATTCAAATATAGTAGGTGCTGTCGGAATTTTCAAGAGGGTCATATTAATATCTTCTAATAGATGGTACGCCTTCTTGTTATTACACGAATTACAACAGGTCACAACGTTTTCCCAAATATCCCTACCACCCAAATGCCGCGGCATTACGTGGTCCCGTGTAAGGAATTCGGATGATTTGATTTGTTGTTTCGAGCGACCACAATACTGACAAGTATATTGGTCACGAATAAATAAATTACGTTGTGTAAGAAGTGCTTTGGTCCGAAATACCATACGACCCTTTACGAAGTGCTTCAGCACTATACTCGTAGGAACAGGGAACGTCTGACTCGGTGACCGCACCACCAATTCTGGATGTTCTTCTACAATCATCGCCTTACCTTCAAGAAACAAGATAAGTGCTCGTTTGGATGAGACAATTGTAATGGGTTCGTATGTGGCATTTAGGACTACGCATCTCGTAGTATCCAGCCCCATAGATTACTCCGTTGGTTTATCGTTTAATACTTGTTCAATCTTCCATTTTGCCAACAAATCTCGTGCGAAGGCGGCATGTTCGTATTCTTCTGCCTTACTAAAATGCTTTATTGCGTCAGTTAACACCTTTTCGTAGTCTGTTTGTTTGACTACTGCGATGTTTTCATTATTACCGCCAAACGAAAATAATTCTGTCTTATCTTCATTTTCTTTAATAGACTTTGAAATACTTAATGTCATGTACCAGTATACCAACGGTTCGTTGTCTTGAAGAAATTTTTGTATTACTGGAAACGACTTATTTTTTGGTAATTGAAGCATTTACTTTCTCCGTTTTGGAGTTTTCTTCGTTACCTTTTTCTTTTCCTTCTTTGGTTTTTCTGGTGTGACTACTTCACCCGTATCTCTTCCCTTCTCAAATACTCGACCATCGGTGTGAACATATCGTGCTTTGAGTGCCCAACCGCGGGGGAATTTTTCACCTTCTGGTTTTGGTTTGATACCTTCTGGTGGAGCGACTTGTCGTTGAACACAATATGCACAAGTTACCGCGCCAATATCTGACGCTACGGAAACAGTAGTAATATTACAAACGCTACAAACCAGTGTTTTACGTTCCATTACATTCAACTTACCACCAGTAAATTTTGTAACCCGTTTCTTTAACATTATCTACTCCTATTACGTTTCCAGTACTTGTACTTTATAGTCCACACCCGATGTAAATCCATTAAATATTGGCGTGACCATTGTTCTTCACCAACGTCTATTGTACCTTGTTGGAAGTCTCTAATTAGTTTACGTGATTCTAATAACTTTGTCAAGTCATTTGACTCTCGTATTTTAGTAAATATATCTTTATATTCTTCTATGATACATTGACGACGAAGTGAGGTATCATACCGCTCTTCTTTAAAGAAAAGTTCACGAATTTTACCAAGAATTTTTTTGTACATACACTTCTCCAAAAAAATTGTAATTCGTAAACTTTATGGACCTGGCGGGAGTCGAACCCGCGTCCGAGACTGCTTCCTATTAAGTTTTTATGTGCGTAGCCGATTGTCGGTTGTCTCTACGTTTTAAATAATCAGCAAAACCACGTAGACAAGAACTTGTAAATTTGATATTGGATACCAGTTCGTCTTTCCAATACTACACCATATGTTATGAACGAGGTGACCGTATATGGGTCAGGTCAAATCGTCAGGCTGCATTAAGCAGCGAGGGCTAATTGATTGCCAGTTGAATTTTTTGGTCTGTTTTACTCGTCTTACCAAACGAGGCACAAAGCCTAATCATCTACATCCCGTCGAAACCATGACAGGCCCTATTTTACATCAAATATATTATCAGTGACCTTCCAGATACCTGTAACTGCGAATACTCTTTGATACATTGAAATATCCTTGATTCGTCTGTTTGACGGGTCGTAAATCGTCCCGTCTTTTAGCATTACTACCGCATGCATTCCAGGCGGATTTGTGGACCATACATCTACAATGTGAATTGGAGCGAATGGTTTGACAGGCCACTTTTTAATCAACAACTTATTGGGTTCGTATTCGTGAGGAATACGTTGGACTGCATACCCGTTTTTAGAAAGATACTGGTCAACGATGTCATCATCTATACCCTGATACCGACCTTCGTTTTCCCAATGTTCGTAAATCTCTTTGATAATACGTTTGAGGGTTTTTCCCGTGACCATTGCAAGACACGCCGGAACGCAACTATTTGTAATATTTGCTTTTACGTACTTAATAGAACGTTCCATAACCTCTCCAAATAGTAGACCTACTTAAATATCAGTTTACTTTCCTTTTCCTTCTTTTTGACGAGAAATCTGTTCCTTTAATGCTTCAACATATCGTTCACCAAGAGAATTCGCTTCCTGCATAAACTGCTCTTCCATCTCTAATACTTTAATTTCATTTGGATGCATATAACCTCCGTTGAGTAAAATGGGGGATTCCATCGGTGTTGACAGAATCCCCCAAATTGTTATAAAACAATTAAAACTTACTTAGCAGCTTCGCCGGTTACTACGTTGCTGTCTGCCTTGACTGAATCGGTGTTAAGCTTGGTTGAATCTACAACTACTGCTGCACTATCAACCGCAACTTCACCTTGAACTTCTTCCTTTGCTGAACCGCAAGCGGTCAAACCAACTACTGCAACTGCGAGAATGAACTTGTACATTGTGTACTCTCCATAAAGGGTAAAAATAACCTGCTTAAAGTTGCCCCCCGTGGATTCGAACCACGATTAGCGGATCCAAAGTCCGCAGTCCTGCCATTGAACGAGAGGGCAATGCGGGGTATGTGTTGAGAGGTATCAGCTCTCTTCTGTACTATAAAAAGGCGGACACACATTCCGTCGAACTTCCCCAACCGCCTACTAGCTTATCGTCACTAAACTAGTCAAAAAGTGCCTACGCCTTAACGACAGTAGTAGCCGCCCTATCAATAATACTTTCCATTCGCCCGAAGGCTGTTAACGAGGTGAAAGGTAGGGTAAAGGCCTCGGATAGTACTAATGTTTACGCTTTCTGTTTTTCCAACGATTGTTGCGTTTCTTTGAGCCGATTTTTCTACGACCCTTCCCGCATTTCTTTGGATGTGGCATAATAACTCCATTGAACGTTCATACCGCCAAGGGGAATCGAACCCCTCTTACCAGAGTGAAAGTCTAGTGTCCTAGCCGATAGACGATGGCGGCGTGGTAATACAATAAATATAGTGAATCATTTTGATTTGTCAAGTGCTCTCGGTGAGACTCGAACTCACAAGCCCGTAGGGCAATTGTTTTTGAGACAATCGTGTATACCATTCCACCACAAGAGCAAAGAGCGAGTGGCGGGAGTCGAACCCGCGTCTCTAGCTTGGAAGGCTAGGATAATAGCCGTTATATGACACTCGCAAATGGGTAGTGAGGGACTCGAACCCCCGACCCTCTCGGTGTAAACGAGATGCTCTAACCAACTGAGCTAACCACCCGATACCTTAAATATATAGGGGTCTAGTGTATTTGTCAAGGGGTCTGTATAAATACTTTATATTACCGCTCTACCCTTGTCTAATTCCCAATCCCTTTCGGGACGGACTTCTAAATTCTTTTCCCATACCGCATTTAATAATGGAGTATTTTGACCATTTTGGTTTGCATATTTAATTAAGGCATTTATGTCTTTTGGAAAACACGTACCCCCAAACCCAAAATGACCATCGTGGCCGGGTACATTCCAGTGCGTTCCACCT